ATCGTCCGAGTCGACGTAGGAGACGACGATCGGGACGCCAAAGCCCGAAGCGGGGGCGACGTGGTTGACGAGCACGGCTCGCACGCCCACGCCGTCGCCGTAGCGGGGCAGAGTGGCGGAGTTGACCATGACTTGCTCGGCGGTGTTGCCGCCGTCGATGAGCGGGTAAATGCCGAGCAAATCGTAGAGCTCAAACGATTGGTTGAGCAGGTCGGGCGCGGTGACGCCGCAATACACCGAGAGCTCGGTGAGGTGACGAGTCTGCCCGGCGGCGATGGGTGGGAAAAAAATCGCCTCGTTGCGCGTGGCATCCATCGGGCGGAGCGTGAGGGCCTCGCCGATGCGCGCCTCGTAGGCGGGCTGCCCGGAGGTGTAGCTCCAATCGTGCCAGCGGCCATCGCCTGCCGCCCCCGGGTTTTTCAGAAAACGCTGGGTGTGGGCGCGACCCTCGGAGTAGGCGGCGGCGACATCGGCCGTGGAGGTGATGGGCATCGGGAGCGGAACTTAATCGACCGTCGCCGCGAGGGTGCCGGGATTAAAAAGCGGCGTGATGCCCGCGCTGATGGAGCGGGGCGCATCGAGCGCGCCGGAGACGATGATCTGAGCCGCGCCCGTCGAGGCGACGCCGATGCTAAAGTGCGTGGCGGTGGCGCTGCCGGCGGTGCACTCGCCGAATTGCACAGTGGCGACGTTGGAGATCGTGGAGACCGAGCGCGACCAACCGGAGACGGAGCGGGCCACGGCGACGCGGGCGTAGCCGGTGTAGGCGGCTTCGCTCGTCGCTTGCGTGCCGGCCTCGCCGGGATCGGCGGTGTGCAGGGCCACGAAGAAGCTACCGGCCGCGGCGCTGTTTTGCAGGCCGCCGGCGTCGCCGATGTTGGCCCAGTCGGTGTTCAAAAATAAAAGATCGAGAAGAGCGGCTTCCGCCGCGTTGGACATGCTCATGGTGGTGGTGGTTTAGGCGGGCAGTTGCGTGAGATCGAAACGGAGGGAGCGCGGCGGGAGATCGAGGCCGTCGCCGGCGCGGAGGGCCACGACTTCGGTGAGCGTGCTCGAGAAAATAAGCTTATCGCCGAGCCAAAGGCCGAGCACGACGACCTCGGCGGCGGGCAGGTTGAGAAACGAGACGCGCTCGGCGTTGACGTGCGTGCCATCGGCCTCGGCGCTGAGCGCGAAGGGTTGGCGCGCATAAGACCCGCCGCTCAACTCGGCGGGCGCGCCGGGCAACGGATCGGCAGTGTGCAGGCTGAGCACGGCGCCGGCGAGTGGGCCGAGCATGAGGGACGCAAGCGCCGGCGAGATCATGGGGAGACGACGACCTCTTCGCGGGACTCGATCAGGCGGCCCGACTCGTCGCGCACGTGGCGCACGGTGCGCAGGGGCGCGCCGGGCTGGTTGAGGTTGATCTCGACCTTGACCGGATCCGGCGCGGCGGCCTGGGCGAGCCGGGCCTCGAGCTTGAAACTCTCGGGGCCGAAATGCACTTGGGCCGGGGCCGGGGCCGCCAGGTTGATCGTGAGGTTGCGCGGCTCGGCCGGCTCGTCGTCGTCCTCGCCGGCTGAATCGGGCCGCGAGGTTTGGCCGGCCTCCTGGGCGTTGAGCGGCCACTCGGGGTTGTTGGCGCCAGTGTCGGGGAATTCGTTGAGATCGAGTTGGCGCCGGTATTCGTTGACCGTGATGAGGCGCGAGCGGCGCTCGATCTCGGCCTTCTGCGCCTGCTCGAGGGGCGAGCCGCGGAGGAGGGCGCCCACGTTGAACTTGATGAAATAGCCCTCGGCCTTTTCGGCTTCGGTGAGACACTTGTCTTCGAGCTCCATCTCCCAATTCACGAGCCAAGGGAGGAGCGTGTAGTTGACGAAGCCGCGGGAGAGCTCGGCGATGCCGGTGCCGAAGCTCGTCGATTTCTCCATCGATTGGAGGAGGGTGAGCGGCACGCGATAGACGCGGGCGATTTCCTCGACTTCGAATTTGCGCGTGAGCAGGAGCTCGGCGTCTTGGTTGGTGAAGCCGGAATTTACCCAATCGACGCCGCCGAAGATGAGCGGATTTTTGCCGGCCGCGATGGCGCCGGTATAGTTTTCATCCCAAAACTTTTTAAATTCGGTGGCCTTGGCTCGGTCCCAGGTGGGCGGGCCTTTGATGAGCCCGGGTTGGCGGTTGCCGTTGGCAAAGGTGGCGGCGTTGAATTGCTGGGCCGTCATGGCGAGGCCCACGCTCTCGCGCATATCGTGGAGCGGGGAGCGGCCGGTGGCGCCGTTGGTCGAAAGGCCGCGGAGGTGAAGGACCTCGTAATCAAAGAGCACGCGGTCGACGCCGCGCACGCGGTAGGCGAGCGAGCGATCGGCGCGGCGCAGCACGGTCACATCGGAGGCCTTGAGCGGCTCGAGCTCGGTGACTTGTCCAAAGGTGTCGCGGTAGATGCGGGAGTAGCCGTTGCCGCCCAAGCACGCGCACGTCATCTTCCACGCGCGCCATTGGTAGGAGGTTTGCGCGGCGCACGGCTTGCGCTTGAGCAGGGCCGAGAGCGGGTGATCGAGGGCCTCGTCGGCGCCGGTCGGGGTTTTGCGATAAACCTTGAGCGGGATCATCGCGATCGATTGCGCGAGGATGTTGATGCAGGCCGAGACGGTCGCGACGTTGAAGGCGGTGTCTTCCGTGATCTGGGCGCCGGAGCGGGTGGAGAGGCCGAGCGCGCCGAGCAGATCCGAAGTGGGATCGGAGAGGGAGCCGGTGGAGACGGAGACGCCGCGGAGCTCGCGGGTGGCGGCGGCGAGGGCGGAGCGGGCGCGGGCGAAGAGGCCGGGAGCTGATGCGCGCGCCACATCGCCGGGGGCAATTTCCCCAAATTGCCCGTCGGTGTTTTGTGATGTGGCGCGCGGCATGGTATGGCTTGCTTCCTATGGCGGACAAGCAACGCGCGGCGCGGGGCGGGTGGGGCAAGACCGAAACCGCAACTCAGGGAAACTCGGGGAAACTCGGGGAAACTTTTGAGCGCGGAGGCCGGAGAGGTGCCCACGGAATACACGGAAAACACGGAAGCCGGAGCGAAGCGGGCAAAAAAAAGCCCGCGGGTAAAGCGGGCCGGAGGTGGGGTTTGGGTTCGGATCTATCGGATTTTATTTCCGTGTGTTCCGTGTGTTCCGTGGGCCAGTCCTCAAAAGATCGCGCCGGCGTCGCCGCTGTTTTCGGGTGGGGCGGCGCGCAAGAAACGGTCGTGCGCCATGATGAGCGCCACGATGCCGTCGATCTTCTCGGACGATTTTTCTTTGTCGGGTTTGATGTTGCCGGCGCTGTCGCCGCTCGCGGCGCAGTTGCTCGCCATCCAGCGGAGCACGGGGTGGTCGAAGTGCAGGAGCTTTTCCGTGAGCACGAGTTTTTCTATGGCTTTGCTCGGGGCGTTGAGGGTCAAAAAACCTTGGCGCACGGGGACGCATTGGTAGCCGTCGCCGGTGAGCTGGGTGATGAGCTGGGTGACGTTGTAAGGATCGAAGGCGATTTCGCTGATTTGGTAGAGCGCGCCCAGGCGGAGGATGTGGGCGCGGATCGCATCGTAGTCCACGATGTTGCCGGGGGTGGTGAACAGATGGCCCTCGTCGCGCCACTGGTCGAAGCGGATGCCGGTGGCATCGACGCGGGCCGGGAGATTATCCTCGGGGATGAAGAGGAAGGGGAGCGTGGCGTAGAAGCCGCCGCCGAGGTCGAACTCCAGGACAAACGCAAAGAAGTCGCCCACGCTCGCGCCGTCGATCGCGGCTTTGCATGGCGCGGTGCGGAGGGCGGCGAGCAAGTTTTCGCGGGTGTCGAATCGGCCGTTGCTCCGCCCGCACGCGGTCCACTTGGCCATGTTTATCCAGCGCACGGATTGCTCGGTCCAGAGGCAGAAGTTGAGGCGCTTGATGAGATTGGCCTCGGTGGGGACGGTGGCGGCGGTGCCGATCTGCTCGCGGAGGTAGGAGGCGGGGAGGATCGTATCGAGGCCGGGGTTGGCCTTTTTCCACGCGGCGGGATCGCGCCAGTCGTCGCACGCGGGGCAGTTTTCATCGGGCTGGTCGAGGCCTTTTTCTAGGCACGCGGGGCAGGGGTCGAGCGTGCACACGTAGGCAAACCACGCATCATTCTGCGCGGTGCCCTCGAGGATGCGGACCGAGCTCTCGTGATGCTGCCGGCAGACGGAGGTGCGGCCGAAGCCGCTGTTGGTGATTTCGAGGATGAGCGCATTTTGCCGGCGCTTGGTGCCGG